TAGAAAAAGTTATAGAAGAGCAGAGAGAGGTAGATACGGTTCCAACCGATACTCAAACTCATACACCAATGACCAATCCAACAGAATTAGTTGAGCATATGAGAGCAATGGTAGAGCAAGGCTACACCAATGATCAAATACTTCAACTACATCCGGAATTATCCGGATATTTCAACCAGGGAGGAAATGAAAATGGCGATGAATAAGAGAAAAAAGAAAAAAGGCGGAAAAAGAGGCGGTAAAAAAGGTGGCCGAAGAGGTTAATTGGCCTCAGTATTTCGCATCAATAGTGGGTGTCTGTCCATGGTCGAAAGCATATTGGTACAAACAAAAGATCGATATACAGCCATGGACTGGTACCATACAACCCCTAGAAACATATGTGGCACGGATATACAAATATCCAGAAGCAACAGCAAGAGAATTATACAATTTAATGAGAAAATTTAACCGCGATAGAGATGATGAAGAATGGTTATATTCGCATCCAAAGTTCGGAGGGCATTCAACACCAATACCGGTGCTGATACAACAAGATTATGAGGTGCTAAATCGTGCAAGATCTAGCCAGCATAAATACAACAAACAATCACAATGATTGGAGTTAAACTTATAACTTTTAAAAAAGGAGAACACGATGAGTGAAACGGAAAACAATATAGAAAACACTGAGCAAACCACAGCTCCGGTTGAAACAACCGAAAATGAGGGGAGAACTTTTACACAAGCTGACATGGATAAAGTTGTAGCTGATAGAGTTTCAAGAGAGAGACGAAAGTACGAGAAAAAGTACGAAGGTGTCGATGTTGATCAATATCAAGAACTAATCCAAAAGGCAGAAAAGGAAAAACAAGATAAACTGAAAGCAAAAGGTGAATTTGAACAGATACTTAAAGACACGGTCTCTAAGAAAGATGAGCAAATAAACTCTTTGTTAAACCAAGTAAAAACTATCAAAGTTGATAGCAGTTTACTCGATACAGCATCTCAATATAAAGCTGTAAACCCACAACAGGTTTCAACTTTATTGAAAGATCAAGTGAGATTAAACGAAGCTGGTGATGTTGAGATTGTGGATCCTAAGACACAACAAGTGAGATACAATGATAAAGGTGAACATCTTTCAGTATCAGAACTTGTTAATGAATTTTTAACAGCAAATCCGCACTTCGTAGCGGCCACTCCAGCAGGAGCAGGTACTACAGGTAAAGTAGGAAATGTTGGGAGCGGTGAAAAGTTTGATATAACAAAATTAGATATGAATAATGCTGAAGACAGAGCCAAATATGCAGAATACAGAAAGCAAAACGGTTTAAGATAAGCTGAAAACATATCGAGGTAAATTAAACTTAGAATAACCATTTACAAGGAGAAATTAAAATGGCAAATGAAATTAAAACGATATTGGCAGGTACTAGTTCTTTAGACCACCTTATCGCACCGATCGTTGCTGAAGCACAATTCGTAGCTCAGGAAAGATCAATCATGAGAAACCTTGTTAAGAACTTCGCCGTACCAGCAAATAGCGGTAAAGTTTTGCAAGTACCAGTATATGGAAATCCAACGGCGGATTCAGTGAATGAAGCAGATGACTTAAGTCCATCAGCAATCACTTCAAGCCAGGTTGACATTACTTTAGGTGAAATTGGTGTAATGACGAATGTATCAGACATGGCGGTAAACTATGCACCAGCAAATGTAATCGCAGATATTGGTAGATTATTTGGTGAAGCAATCGCTAAAAAAATCGACCAAGACTTATGTGCATTATTCGATGGCTTCGGTACATCAGTAGGTACAGACTCAGCGGCTTTATCAGCGGCTACAATCTTCAATGCAGTAGCTAACTTAAGAGCAAACGGTGTACCAGCAACAGATCTAGCATGTGTTGTACATCCAATGGTCGCATACGATCTTAAAGCAAACTTAACTAACACATTTGCAAACTCAAATGCAAACGAAGTGGCTAACGAAGCATTAAGAACTGGCTATGTAGGAACATTAGCTGGAGTACCTGTATATGAAACATCAAACATTTCAAACACTGGTACAACAGGTGACTACAAAGGTGGCCTATTTCATAGAGATGCACTTGCATTAGCTCTAGGAGCCGATATTAAGATCGAAACTCAAAGAGATGCATCAGCAAGAGCAACTGAAATGGTTGGTACAGCAGTATATGGTGTAGCAGAAATACATGACACATATGGTGTTGAAATATTAGCGGATTCTTCAATCCAATAATAGTACAACTTACTATAGTGCAAAGTTATACGGGGGGCGACTCCCGTATAACAAACTAACAGGAGGACACAAATGAGCAATTATACTACAGATGCTGACATTCTAGAATGGGAGCCATCTATAAAAGAATACGGTATCATCGACTTTTCGACATACCATGCGAAAACAAAAAGCGATGTAAATCGTTGGCTTCGTATATATTGGTGGCCGAAAGTTAGAAGAGCATCGGTGAATGCAAATTATTTTAACACAACAGAATTAGAAATGGATGAAACAAGACTTACAGCCAGTCAATTCAAGACAGCATCAGTATTTCATGTACTTGCATATTATATTCTACCACAACTTACACAGCACGGAGAAAACCCAGATAGATTTAGAATGATGATCGACTTTTATAAAAACAAATGGTTAGAAGAAATTAATCTAGTGTTACAGGATGGAGTAGAATACGATTGGGATAATGATGGCACAATTGAACAGAGTGAAAAGCAAACACAACACTACAATAGATTGGTAAGATAGTATGTCAGTCCGTGAAAACATAGCAACAAACATTGTACAAGCATTACAAGGCATAACCAATCCGGGTGTGGTATTGGTATCTAGAAACCCTATAAACACAACAGACCTTGCAATAACACAATTCCCAGCAATCATGGTACGAACTACAAGTGAAGACAGAGATGATGCAACACAAGGTGGCACAAGATTAGCTGATATAGATTACAATATAATTGGTTTCGTAAGAGCAAATAGTTCAGAAACCACAACCAACAACAACATAGACACACAACGAAATGCATTGATAGAAGCAATAGAAGAAAAACTAGAAGAAGATAGAACTAGAAATAGTCAAGCACTCAATTCATTCGTAGCGGCTGTTTCAGTCGATGACGGTACAACATTCCCAATTGGTAGGGTAGATATTACATATCGTTGTACATATAAATACACACGAGGGACATTATAATTATGGCACATAGAATAATTTATAAAGGACAAGATTCCAAAATATGTAGTTTATCAGAAGCTACATTATTGGTGGCAGAGGAAGGATGGAGCTGGGCAAAGCCTTCAGCTTCAAAACCTACCAAAGCAAAAAAATCAGCGAAAGCAAAACAAGTATTCAAAGTCGAGGCTGAAGCTGAGGTTAAACCAAAATCATCAGAAGATGATGATATGGTCAATATCGACTTTGGTACTATAAAAGAGGAGTAATAAAATGGCGAATGTATATACAGGACATGACGGAGTAGTTACTATTGCAGATACTGGCGATTCTTTATCGGCTGGG